CCCGCGGTTTGTCGAGCTGCTTATGAACGTGCCGACAGGATGGACGGACGCCGGCAATCCTCTCGCGTCAGCCGTTTACGAGCGTTGGGTAATGGCTGTGTCCCTCTCACTGTCGCGCTTGCGTACCTCTCGCTCCGAGACGCCCTCGACGCGAACAGCGCCGTAATGAAAACCGTCGCCTAACCCTTCCCTATGAGCGACAAGGCCATCTACGCCCGAGTTTCCACCGTCGATCAGGACTGCGCCGTCCAACTGGCCGGCCTCAAGGAACTGATGCAGCGGTACGGCTGGCCGGAGTACTCCGTGTACATGGAGAAGCTCTCCGGCAAGGAAGGCAACAAGCGGCCGGAGCTGGACCGTCTCATGGAAGACGCGCGCGCGAAACAGATCGACACCGTGATGGTCTGGAAGATGGACCGCTTCGGACGCTCGACACTGGACACGCTGACCAACATCAAGTTGTTGGATGCCTACAAGGTGCGGTTCCTGTGTCCGTCGATGGGCATCGACACGGACAACCACAATCCCACCGCCAAGTTTATGCTCACGATCTTCGCGGCCGTGGCCGAGTTGGAACGCGGCTTCATCAACGAGCGGACCCAGGGAGGCTTTACGGCTTACCAGATCGCGTACGCCGCCGGACCGGCGGCCTTCGCGCGTTTTATCCGCAACCGCAACCACCACTCCAAGAGCGGCAAGGACCTGCCCGTTGGACGGCCCAAGAAGATCTTTCACCGGGGAAGAATCGCCGGCATGCTGGAGAAAGGCATGAGCCGGCGCGCCATCGCCAAGGAACTGGGCGTGAGCGACACGCATATCAGGCGCATGCTCAAGCAGACCTAACCGCATGCAGTTTCGTTTCTTTGACCGCAGAAAAAGGAGTTCCGTTATGCAATCGAATCTAGACGTAGCCATCACCGCCGCCGCCGCCGCCGAAGCCACCTACTCTTCGAGCGTCGCCAACGTAGGCACCATCCAAACCGCCATCGCCACGGCCACGGCGCCGTTAGCCCCGGCACAAGCACAGCTCTCCACCGATACGGCCGCGTTCAACGCCGCCCTGGATAACCTGGCAGCGACAGCCACAGGTTCCAAAGTCTTCAATTCGTAATCCCTTGTTTCCCTTCACCTGGTTCGAGAACCCGCGGCTCACCGACGAGGGACTGCATTTCCGCATGTGGTTCCTGGTCCACGATTCCGGGCGGGTATTGGCCACCATCGACGGGCCCACAGAGAAGACCCTCTGCTACTGCACGACCGCCGAGGATAAGTCGGAGCGGCTCTACCTTCACCTGGAAGGGGCCAAGGAGTGGTGCGAACGACAGGCACGCATTATTCTCAGCGACGACCTCAGACAGAGGGCGCTCAAACGGCGCGAGCGCCACGGCGAGACACGGCGCAAGTTGATAGCAGCCCTTTCAGCCCGTAAACCTCTTTTATAAGTGCAGCTTATTCCATGACTCCCGCCGAACAGAAGCAGAAGGCCGCCGCACTGGTGGCCCGGAACAAGCTGACTTCGGAGCAGATTGCCACAGAAATCGGGGTCTGCCGCCGCACCGTCACCACCTGGCGGGCGGATAAAGACTTCCAGAAGTTGGTCCGCGAAGCCAAGGATGCCTGGCGGATAAAAGCCCGGACGGGCGGACCCAGCGATCAGGACCGGCGCCTGGGAGATTACAAGGCGCTGCGCCACCGCGTATGGAAAGCCATCCTGGCGCGCGCGGCCGACGAGGGCATGGCCGATATCCCCGGCCATGACACCGGCATGGTGACCGTGAAGTACAAGATGGAAGCCACCGTCGATGCGGACGGCAATCGCGTCTCGACCCGCGTCCCGGAATACGAAATCGACACGGGCGCGGTCGCCTCGCTGCTTTCCATCGGCCGGCAAGCCGCCGAGGACACCGGGCAGTGGAAGACCAAGAAGGAAGTCGCCGTCACGGTCGACGAACGGCCTCTCCAGATCACCATCGACAAATATGCAGCCTTAGACAACGATGAGCTCCGAACCCTTATCGCTCTCACCCGAAAGCTTGAAGCCGCTGGTGCTCGACGCGTCGGTGACGCAGCAACCGGAGATGGACCGCAGGCTGACCCACCGGATGCAGACCCTGTTTCTGCCGACCGGCAGGTTTCGCCTCGCACTGTACCCCAAGCACCTTGAGTTCTTCGCGGCCGGCCTGACTTACAAAGAGCGGCTGTTCATGGCCGCCAACCGCATCGGCAAGACGGTCAGCGGGGCTTACGAGACAACTGCCCACTTGACGGGACGGTACCCGGCCTTCTGGCCAGGTAAGCGATTTTGCAGAGCTACGGAAGGCTGGGCCTGCGGCACTACCTCGGAGACCACGCGCGATATCGTACAGCGCGAGCTGGTAGGGACTGTCGATGCCATCGGCACGGGGATGATCCCCAAGCATCTCATCGTCCACACCACCCCGAGGCCGCACGGCATGCCGGGAGCTATCTCGGAAGTATGGGTGCGCCATATTTCGGGCGAAGTCAGCAAGCTTACCCTCAAGACCTACGAACAGGGCCGCAAGTCGTTCGAAGGCACGGCCCGCGACTTCATCTGGTGCGACGAAGAACCGCCGCTCGACTGCTACACCGAAATGGTCCTCCGGACGATGACCACCAAAGGCATCGTCTACATCACCTTCACCCCGCTGCAGGGCATGTCCGAGGTGGTGATGGGCTTCCTCGAGCCCGACAACGACGAGGCCAGGAAATACAAGTTTTACGTGCAGGCGGGATGGAAGGACGTCCCTCACCTGGACGAGGAGGAGAAAAAGAAACTCCTCGCCACCACGCCGCGCTACCAGATCAAGGCGCGCACATTGGGCGAACCGACGCTCGGCGCCGGCGCGATCTATCCGACTGCGGAGGAAGACATCCTCACGCCGCTGGCCGCGATCCCGGACACCTGGCCACGGGCATTTGCTCTAGACGTCGGCTGGAACAGGACCGCGGCTCTTTGGGTGGCGCGCAATCCCGGATCGGGCGTGCTGGTGGCCTACGACGAGTATTACCAGGCGCAGGGCGAACCGCCCACGCACGCCGCCGGCATCAAGGCGCGCGGATCCTGGATCCCCGGAGTGATCGACCCGGCCTCCCGCGGAAGATCGCAGGTTGACGGCCGCCAGTTGCTGACGATGTACCGCGAGTTGGGATTGAAGCTCTCGGAGGCCGACAACGCCGTCGATACTGGAATCGCCAAGGTCTGGACGCTGATGGTGTCGGGACTCTTCAAGGTCATGCCGAGCTGCCATAACTGGTGGAACGAATTTCGCAAGTACCACCGCGACGACAAGGGCAACATCGTGAAGGTTAGCGATCATTTGATGGACGCCACGCGTTACATGGTCAATTCCGGCAGGGACAAAATGATCGTTCGTCCGTCGCGTCCCTCTATCCCCGGTAGCCGTACACCCTCCGGCGGCGAGCGGGGTTGGATGGTATGAGCAGCCACCACCACAGCCCTTACGAATTCCTGGAGGACGGACTCACGCCCGCCAACCTGCCCGCGGCCGAGCAGATCGACCTGGTTCATCCCGGGTCTTCCGGTCCGCGGCAACTGGCAACTTACTTGACTGGCGTGCAGTGCAGCCGATTCTGCGCCTGGTGCGGCCAGGAGTTCTGCCACGGGGGCAAGTTCTGCACCCCCGGGTGTGAAGCCGCCGCCGCCAGACCGCGCGCCTATTTCGAGACGTCCGCATGAACCGCCGCGATGACGTCTACAATCCGCCGGGCGAACCCGAAGGCGGACCCGAGCCCACCTTCCGTTGCGCCAGGTGCAAGGCGCCGCTGACGTGCATCATGGGCCACGTAGAGCAACACGAGTGTCCGGTGAAAAAGAAGACCGCCTATATCCCGCCGAAGTATGAGCGGGCCGGTGGAAGAGATTGGATGACTTAGTGACTTAATGGAACCCCGCGCTATCCTCATTAGTCCGGACCAGGCCGGCCAGGCCCGCCGTATTTCCGCGTTCTATCAGTTCGGCATGCCCGGCATGACCTTGCTCGCCGGCGGAGTCGCCGCCGCCCCGCCGAAGCCTGAAGCGCCGCACGCATTCGGTACCTGTCAGTGCGGCAAGCGGATTTCGCGGAACAAGACACGCTGTGGGGCCTGCTATCTCGTGGCGCTCAAGCAGATTGCCGAGACCATCGACCGCCCCCAGCTTGAAGAGTTCCTGAAGGACATGGATGGCCTGGACCGCCTCGAAGTACTCGGGACAATCCGGCCGTTTCTCAAATTTGAATTACCGCCAGGAGGCGGCACCACCTCATGAATCGTATCTCCAGCGTGACCGCCACCAGGAAAGGCGCCACCAAAAAGCATGGCCCCATGCGCTCCATGCGCCTCGAAAAAGCCGAGAACGGAGTAGTCTCCCATATGGAGTTTGCCCCTCATCCCGACGCCAAACCCGAGGACTCCTACGGGCCGCACCTTTCTCCGGACCCGACCATCCACAAGACCGCCAAGGAATTGCTGGCCCACGTGAAGAAGCACACCGCCGCATTCTTCCCGGCCGCGGCTGGAGCTGCGGACCCGGGTGAGACGCCGGGCGGGACATCCGGCTCCGGCGCGTCGACTCCCGCCGCCGAGCCCGACGAAGACGACGAAGACGAATAGATCGCGGTCGCCCTGCCTCCGGACGACATGACCGGCTTAACGTGTGGCGGGTGGCAAACCGAGGAACTCCAGCCGCACCTTTCGGCGATCCCGCTTTTTGGCGCGCAGGGAACCGGACCCCACGCTTTGATTACGGTCAGACTGCCGGTTTCCCGGCCACCTGCACTCCCAGTTTACCCCTATGAATTTCGCTGGCTCCTCCCTTCCCGCGCCTTCCCTGCGCTTTCACGCCATCAAACCCGTGAAGGTCGCGGCGCCGAAGCTCACGAAGATCAGCCTCAAGCCGGCGTCGAATGGCATGCGCGTCTTCCACCACTTCACGGCCGGAAAACCCAAGCAATTTCTTTTCACAAATCCGAAGCTGATGAACGCCCACATCAAGCGGGCCATCAACAACGAGTGGCTGAATCCCGGAACCGGTCCGGAAGCCGAAGCACACAAGATCGATACCGCACTCAACGTGTAAACGACCGCGCGCCTTTATGACACCTTCCTTTGAAAACCTTCCGCCCTTGCCGACAGCTCCCGCGCTGCGCCTCCTGCACGACCAGGTGCTGGTCGAGCCCCTCCGCAAACTGGAACGCTGGGAGAGCAAAACCGTCAGCGGGCTGTTATTTGTCCCGGACGATCCCAAGCGCGACAAGACCACGGAGTTTTTCTGGTGGGGCCGCGTGGCGCTTACCGGGCCCGGAGATGCGTACCGCTACAAATCGAAGCTGGGCTACCACGACGAGCGTTTCGCCTATCGGCATCCGACCGGACGATTCCCCATGGACACACACCGGGGAGATATCGTTCTGTACGAGCGCCGCCCGTGGGGCAACGTCGTGATTGAAGGCAAGGAATACTCCATCCTGCACGAAGAACAGCACATTGCCGTGATTGTGGAGAGAGCGGCGGTGGCCGCATGACCGTAGATCGACCCTTCGAAGGCAACCAGGCGAAGACCCTTCCCGGCACGTGCGAACGGTGCGTGTGGGGGCGAGGAAAGCACGCGAACGATTGCGAGAGCTTCGAAGCGCAGATAGATAACCATCCCGAGTGGCACCAGGCCAACGTCTTTGGGACTCCCCGCGCCGTAGCCCTCCTGGAGCGACTTATGCGGGACTACGATCCACTTTTCAGAAGCCGAAGACCCAACCGCAACAGTTAAACCGAGCGTAATACCAGATCTCCGTTTCCCATGTTCCCTCCCACCAACGGCCCGCAGCTCGTTCCGCCGCAAGCCAGTATGGCGCCCAGCCAGCAGGATCCCCAAATCCCGCTGACCGACGCGTCGAAGTCGATCCGTTCGCCTCAAGTCAAAGCTACGGCCGGCTCGAAGAAACAGGTCGAAGAAGACGGCGCGGTGGACCGGGACCTCCTGCAGGAAGCGCGTGTCCGCTTCCGCGCCATTTGCGAGTACGAGGAGAAATTCCGCCGCAAGGCCATCGAAGAACTGAATTTCGTCGACAACATGGACCATTGGAAGACCGAGCAGCGCGAAGAGCGCAAGGGGCTTCCCTGCCTGGCTTTCGACAAGATCGGACCATCCTGCGATCAGGTCGTCAACAACATGCGGCAGTCGCCTCCGGAGGGCCGCATCTCACCCGTGGGAGAGGGCGCGAGCAAAGAAGAGGCCAAAATCCTCCAGGGGATGAACCGCAACATCGATCAGGATTGCGGCGCGGATACGGCGCGCTCGACGGCCTTCGAACACGCGGTGAAGATCGGCATCGGATGGTGGAGGGAATGGTTCGACTGGGAAACCGATAACACCGACGACGGCTCCCTGCAGACCTGCTTCCTGCAAAAACTGATCTCGAAGCGCATCCCGAATCCCTTCTCCATCTATTGCGACCCGGCCTGTATCGAGTTCGACCGCTCCGACATGCGGTATCTGTTCGCCACCGAGGATCTGGATCCGGTGGTGTTCAAAGAAGACTATCCCGACGCGTCCACGGCGATGACCGGGGACTTTATTCACCTGTCGGATAAAGAGAAAGACGACTGGTTCCCCGGCAGGAAGTCGATTCGCGTGGCGGAGTACTGGTGGATCGAGAGCGGCCCGAAAGAAACCGTCCTCATGCTCTCTACCGGCAAGGTGGTGCGGCTGAAGGATTACCAGGCCGACACCTATCCGGCGAGTGTCTACGAGATCGGCCGGCGCGACATCCGGCGCCCGGTGGTCAAAATGGCCAAAATGACCGGCGTCGAAATCGTGGGACCGGTCACGGAGTGGAAAGGGAAGTGGATTCCGTTCCCCTGCGTTGTCGGCCGCGAGGTGCTGGTCGACGGCCGAGTCGCCGTCCGCGGCATGGTGCGTCCCGCCATGGAAGCCAACCTGGCCTACGACTACATGGCCAGCAAGGAAGCGCAGGCGATCGCGCTCGCCCCCATGTCCAGCTTCATCGCTTCCTCGGGCCAGATAGACAACCATCCCGAGTGGCACGAGGCCAACCGCAAGCCGCACGACGTGCTGGTCTACGACGCCGAGGATGTCAGCGGCCAAATGGTGCCTCCGCCTTTCCGCGTGAACACCGAGGCCAACATCATGGCGATCACCCAAGCCCTGATGCACCGCGACCAGGACATCAAGAACTCCCTGAACATCTGGGGGCCCGACCTGGGCGAGCCGCAGGGCGACCAGTCCGGCAAGGCGATCAACGCCATCCAGCGCCAGGGCGATAACGCGCACTTCAACTACGCCGATAACTACGCGCGTTCCATCCGGCACGCCACGCGCATCCGCCTCGACCTGATGCCGCACGTCTACTCCGAGGCGCGCGCCATCACCATCATGGACCCGGACGGCAAGGTCCGGTCGGTGAACATCAATAAACAGGAACTCGAAAACGGCGTCAACCGCATGTGGCGCGTGGGCGCGGACTTCGACCCGGCGCGCTACGACGTGACCATCGGCGATGGCACGCCCTACGCCAGCCTGCTCCGCCAGCAGACCGATGGCGTGCTGCAGCTTGTGGCCAATAATCCGCAGGCCGGCGCGCGCGCTCTCGACCTGATCGCCAAGATGCTCGACCTGCCGCAGGAATTCATAGACCGCTGGAGACCGCCGGACGTCGCGCAGGACCAGGACAATCAGGATCCCGCCCAGCAGCCCACCACACAGCAGATGATGGCCAAGCTGCAGCAACAAAGCCAGGCGATCCAGACTCTGATGCAGCAACTCGCCCAAATGGCCGACGAACTGAAAACCCAACGGCTGAAGTACGAGTCGGCCGAGCGCGTGGCCACCCAGGGTAACCAGACCAAAATCCTGGTAGCCGAAGCCATGTCGAAATCGGCGTCCATGAACAAACTCGCCGACTTGGATCACGCCGCCCTCCAGGCGGAACTCGACCGGAGAGCGGCTTTGTTGAGAGCGGGGATGGACGTCGAAGCCGCCGCGGCGGCGGACGCAGCCGAGCATCTCCAGTTGCAGCAGGCGGCCCAACAGAAGCAGCAGGCCGAGGCGCAATCCCAGGCCAACGCTCAGGCCCATGAACAGGGCATGGCCGCGCAGCAACAAGGCCACGAAGCCGATATGGCGCAGGCCGCCACGCCGCCGATACCCCCGCCCGCGCAGGCGCAGCCGCTTGCTGGAGCATAACCCGGCCGCTTCCGTCGCGACGACGTTGAGAACCTGGCCGCACAACGAGACCCACCAACTTATGGCAGATTTAGCGGAATTGAATATCGAGTCACGCACCCAAAGTGCGGAGACCATCAAAAAGATTCTGGAGGACAGCGGGTACGGCTCGATCGAGACGACCGAGACCACCGACGCCGCTCCCCCCCCGGCCGCCGAAGAGGTAGCCGTAGCGCCCGCCGGCACGCCGGGCGAAACGATTCCACCCGCGTCCGATCCCGATCTTGGCGACACCGCTGGAGACGGAACGGACGAAACCGGGCATACGCCCGCCGCCGGCGGGGAACCGGCGCCGCACGAGCCGAAGAAGGCCAAAGGCGGCTTCGCCCGCAAACTGGAGCGGCAGGCCGTCGAACTGGATAGCCTCAAGGCCACCCTCGCGGAGATGAACCGGAAGCTGGCGGAAAAACCCGCTGCGCTGCCGGTGAAACCCGCGGAGGAGGCCTCAACGGTCATTCCGGTTGACGACGATCCCGAGCCGGTGATGGACGCCGACGAAGAATGGGAGCCGTTCAACGCAAGGCATACCCGCTGGCTGGTCCGCGACGAGCGGCGGCAAGTGGGCAGAGCCCAGCAGGAACGGGAAGCGAACGAGGTATCTGCGCGCAAATCAACGGCTGAAGAAACCGCACGGTTGGCCACCGAAGCGGAACGGACAGCCGCGGAAGAGCGCTGGACCCAATCGCGGGAACGCCTGAAAGCGGTCCATCCCGATTCCGAGGAGGTGTTTACTCGCCTTCTCGATCCCAAGACAACTCACGGCACCGTCGCCATGGGCCTGGTAGTGCGCGATTACGAGGAAGTGGGGGAACTGCTTTATTGGCTGGGAACCCACCCCGAGGAAGAAACGCGCATCATGGCCAAAACCCAGTTACCGGACAACTTCGCGCAACTCGGCCCACGGGCGCAGCAACGCGCTATTCGCGTGGTCGAGGATGCGGCGAGGGAAGAGTACGACCGGATTCTTTCGGCATTGCCAGCCGCTCCCGGCCCGGACGCACCCGCTCCGGGGACCGACGGCCGTCGCGAGACGCCCGTAGCAGCGGCTCCATTACCGCCCGCACAAGCACAAGTTCCGCGGCCGAAAGCCGCACCTCCGAAGCCCGTGGGTCATCGTGGGGGCGCCGTCACCAAGCGCTATCCCGAGGACTATACACAGCCGGAGTTGCGCGCCCTTTCCATGGAAGACGTGCGCCGGCTGCGTAATATGCAGAACGCCTGACCAAGTTCTTGCCCCCTCCGGCCGCCGCCTGTCGCGACGATAACGCGGCGGCCAACTTTACTACTTACTAACCCGCTCTGTTCGCAGAGCACCCCTGTCGCGATGACAGCGGAGGAAATCAATGGACGAACTATTAAACCCTGTGGTAATTGCACAGGATTCGCTCATCCGGCTCGAAAACGACCTGACCATGATGAAGATGGTCTCTCGCGAGTTAGCCAACATCTAGCTCCCTTGGCGAGTAATCGCCATTGCAAATGCTGTGAACTCGGCGAAACCCTAAAGGCTGAAACTGGTTCATCTTTTTGGTTGACACGATTAACCAAGTAAGCGACTATCAGCGATGCCCACGGAAACGCCGAACCAAGTCCTGGTATGGATGCCGTTGGCGAAGCACTCTGCGTTGCGGGCGGCGTGCCAACACCAGGAAAGGCGTAACGACTATCCCGCAAGGGAGTACGGCCAAGCGGCCGGAAGCGCAGCACACCCCACCGGGGTGATGAAATAGTCTGCTCTGCAATGAAAGTTGCAGCAGCCTGAACCCAGCGAAGTTCGGGCGGGGCCTGGAAGTAGCGATCCAGGCCTGAACACATAGGTCGATGAGAAATTCGCAGTAAAGAACGAAAAGATCGGGTTAGTAAATTAGCCCCTTGGCAGGGCAACCTGCCTCGAAGAACTCCATGAACTGCTGGGACACCTAAAGCGAAAGCCACGGCAATCAGCAACCAAGCCTGGAAACAGGAAGGCTCAACGACTATCCCTTGATCGGGAGTAGGGCCAAGCGGCCCGAAGCGTGGAGCGCCCCACTGGGGCGATGAAATAGTCTGGCCTGAATCCAAAGATTCAGAAGGGCGCGATTCGCGATTGCGCTCGCAACAATAGCGACACCTTCAATGCCCGCTTGCCCGTCCGTACCCGCGGCCGGCGTGGCGATGGCATCAAACCCGAAGGCATCCAGGAGCAAATGGTCCCCATCGTCATCAACGAGTTGTGGGGCCAGGACCTGCAGAACTCGGACCAGGACCTGACGATGACTATCGATCGCTTCGGCGAGCGGTACGTCGAGCCCTCCTCGGCCACCATCGCCAACATGATCGACGGCGATCTGTGCGACGTCTTCTCGGGCTTCTTCACGTTTGTGGGAACCCCCGGCGTCCTGCCGAATTCCGTGGCCACTTACGCCCAGGCCGGCGTACAGATGACCAACAATGGCGTGCCCCGCATTGTCAGCCTCAATGCCATGGTCATCTCCCCGGATATGACCGCGGCGGTGCTCGGCTTCAACGCCAACCTGCTGAATCCCCAGAAGGAAGTCAGCCAGCAGTACCTGACGGGCAAGATGGGCACCGCGTTGAACTTCCGGTTTAACGAGGACGTGAACATCGCCCGCTTCCAGGTGGGCGCTCTCGGTACCGCGGGAGCCATCGCCTCGAATCCATTGGTGGACATCGCCGGCGGCGGCATCACCAACAACGGAGCGACCATCCAGACCCGGAGCTGGGACGACTCCATCGTCAACTGCCTCAACCTGGGCGACATCGTGCAGTTCGCCGGCTCTTACGCGGTGAACCCCATCAGCTACCGCAACGTCGGACCCTTGCGCAGCTTCGTGCTGACCTCGGCCATGACCACCACTGCCGGGGGCGTTGGGGTGTGCAATATCTCCCCGCCCATCAACGCGGACACTACCAGCCCGTTCCAGACCGTGACGGCGCTGCCCGCGGATGGCGCGCAAGTCTTCGTGTGGGGCCTACCCTACACCGCATTCTCGACCATCGCCAACGTCACCAGCGCTCAAGGGATGGCGTTCCACCGCGATGCCATCGCGCTGGCCATCGTCAAGCAGGAACTTCCCGGCGGCATGGAATGGTCCGAATGGGTCTCTAGCCCCAAGGCCGGTATCGGCATCCGGCTGCTGCGCGGCTACGTGATCGGCACCAACGAGAAAATCACTCGTCTCGACGTCCTCGGCGGCGTGAAGCGCGTCCGCGACGACATGGGCGTCCGCGTCTGCGGGGCGTAACCAACAGGCGGCCTATGCGGATCTTTCGGGATCCGCACAGGTCCGTAAAACGAAAACTCTCCCAACAAGGAAACCAAC